CACTGAAGGGGCATGGGCAGCCTTAGCAGGGCCAACATCAAAGGCTATCTTGGACGACCGCTGGTTCTCTTTGGGCATCAGGTGCTGTAGATAGGGCACCTCAGATATCAGCCTTAGTGTAAACGTGGAGAAGGCATCGGCCCGCTCCTTGGATGCTGATACCACCAGTATTTTGGTGTCTGGGTCTCTGAAGAGTTGCCAAAGTACGAACGCTGAGGTGATCCACGATTTACCGACACCTCTAAACGCCTGAACGCAAGATCGCTTGGGTCCACTCTGGAGATACTCAGCGATATCGTACTGAACAGGGGTTGGGTCTGGTAAATTGAGATGTTTCCAGATCAGGTACAGAAATTTCCTGAAATCATCGGAAACGACGCTCTCAGGCGTCCGCTGAGGGGTCTTCTCAGGGGTCTCTGGTATGGTTGCACCAGAATGACCCCTGTTGCTCTGTATGGGCTTCTTAGGGGCTTTACGGGGCATATGGGGTTATGTAGTGATATTCAGGGCTGCTGTGTCAGTCTTTCTCTTTGCAGGGGCACTTCCAGACATCTCCTCGCTCTCTTTGGGGATATCTACGGCAGTCTTTTGGACGCCTTTAGGTCCGTATGCAAACGTCCTCGGCTCTGTTGATGGTTTGTCTACTGGCGCGGCAGGGGCTGCGCTTGATCCCATACACATTATTAAATTTTCCTAGTGTTTGCTGTGGAGTGTGTCGTCATCAAAGTCCGGCAGTGAGTCGATCAGGTTTGCCAATGGGCTGTCTTTAGTTGCCTGCGCTTCGATGCCGTTGTCTTTGAGAAATTTGACAGCGACACTAAGTTCTTGGCTGGTCGCTTCACCGCTCTGTACCCGTCGTAAGAGGTCTTCCGCAATTTCCTGATGCAGTCGTTCCATTAAATGTCCGACCATTTATTTAGTATCCTTCCAGTTCTTAATGCCTTTTTCGGCTCCCCTGGAGACGATGTAGCCCCCGATACCTATCTGAAGCAGCGACCACATATCTGGGGGTATATCCAGTGAGACCGCCGGTAGGCCGAATGTTGTCAGCCACGGAACTGCGATGTAGTTGTTAACGACAATTACAACAAACGACATCATGGTCACTGGTCGCCAGTTACGCTGTAGCCAGCTTTCGCCTTTTGCTTCTGCGACGACTACTGATGCCGCCGCCTTTTCGATCTCTGCGCTGTGTTGCAGCATCTGCGCCTGTAGCTCTGCTTTAACTTTGTCCCGCTCGGCGGTGTCAGGAATGACGCGGTCAAGTACGTTCCCGACAACGGGCAACAGGCTGGTGATGAGTCCAATCATTTGATACGGCTCATGAGTGCGTCCTCAATTTTCGGCAACAGCCTGATCCCACAGAACCCGATCACGAACGCCAGGGCTATGGCGATCTCCGGCTGAAATTTCCAGTGGGCCATTGCCGCAGGGATGAAAAACTCAGCGGCTATCCACCCGACAATCACAGCGATCACGATGTCTTTTATAGCCGACAGGTTCCACTGCTTTTTTGTCAGTACGTTTGTCAAGCCGCCGCAGCCGCTTGCGAAAATGCAGCACAGTTTGCCGCCGAATGTTGAGATCAGATATTCCATTATTGCGCCTTTCGCACGTTGCTGACCGGAATGTGTTGTGAGTTATGAATGTGCAATTGGTGATCCATGTCTGACCTTAATTGGGCCACCGTTGCGGTCAGCGTTGCCACCGCCATGTGATCTCTACGCAGGTTTTCTGGACTGCTCATCTGAGCCAATATATTGATTCTTTGCTCTTGCTTTTCGGTAGCTGTGTCGAGTGAATCGATGCGTCGATCCATGCCTCGAAGGCGCTTTTCCATGTCGTGTACAGCTTCAAGGATCACCTTGATTTGCATTTTTCCGACAGCAGCGGCACCAGCTACGCTGAACAAGATTCCGCCAAGGGTGATGATTAGTCGGAGATCAATCGCGCCTTCCATAGCTCACCTTTTGTTGTGGTGGACTTGCGGTAATAAATGTCCATTCCGTTCCCATTAGAACAATACAGACTGCCCCCTCCATCTCAGGAGGGGACAAGGTAATCATAAAGTAACCTTCAGAGGACACAGACAGCTTCACCAAGCCGCCATCACGAACGCCGAAGCCTTTGACATGTTCAATTGGCTCGAATATTCCCGCCTGTTCTTTCGACACACACGGTATTTCGTTTGCGTCAGCCGATGAGACAAAAACTGCACAGGCAATCACCGCGCTAAGGAATATAAGCCAAACTTTCCCGGTCATTTCTTTTTCTTTTCTGGGCGGGTTAAGCGCCAGACTTTTTCGACGATGGGGCGGGGAGTAGCTTGCATATCGACGAAGAACTGCTGCACTTTTTCACCCGGCATCGGGTTAGCGTTCACGCCGAAACGTGCTTTCATCTCGGCGCGCAGTGCAGGATCACGCATGGTGTTGAGGAACGCTTTACGGAGGATGCTAACATCAGCAGGTCGAGCGCGGGGTGATGCCAATACCGGGCGCGACAGTACATCGATACCAAACACAAATTGAGCCATCTGACGCTGTTCTTCGGTTTTCAACAAGCCTGACAACGCTGTTGCCTTGCTGAACATCTTGGCTTTCCTATTGACATCTAGCTGGACGACAGAGTTCAGATTTCCAGACTTCCAATGCTGCGCGTAGCTGCTGCGGATTGAGGACTCAAAGAACCCGCAAGCTGCGTGAATTTCACCAGACTGCATTGCCCGCATGGCTTTGCGTGTACCACGGTATCCCTGAATTACCTGAATGTTTGCGCCTAACACATTTTTAAGAAACAGCGGGTAGGTTGACATCGTGCTGTTAGGGCTGGCTGATCCAAAGATAATTGGATTTTTTGCAGCTTTGAGATCAGCGAATGTCTTTATCTTCTGACCAGCGCCTCGCCAGACGCCGCAAGAATTTACGTCTGTGTACATGTTGCCGATATAATTAAACTCGGTTGGCTTGAACCGAATCTTTCGCTTTCCGTATACGGCCATCTGCATGACTGCCGGATGGAAAAACGCTATGTCCATGCGTGTTGCAGGGACAGCCCGATACATGTAGCCAACAAGTTTTGCAGTTCCAGCGCCGGGTTTATTTACAACCACTACATCAGGGTTGCCGGGTAGATGTCGGCTGTAGTATTTCGCGAAGACGCGAGCGGATGCGTCGTATCCACCGCCTGGGCTAAAGCCGACCCAAACATTGACAGGCTGCTTTGCAGTTGCAGTGAAAGCGGTTAGTAGGAACGGAGCTAGAAGTGCGCCGAGTAGATATTTTTTCAAAGTCTCGCCTCATGTTATGCCAACGCGCTGTAGTAAACGACGCTGGTCAGTTGGAAAATCAGTTCTCGAATGCTGAGTGCAACGGTTGTCCCAGACGATTAGATCGCCGGGCCGCCACTTGTGTTGATAGCAAGGCGCTTCCTCGATCCAGTTGAGGATGTCACGCAGGTAACAGTCCACGCAGATGTCATTGACGTGGGCCTCGCCAAACAACTCAATTTCTTTTGAGTGCAGACGGTTCAGATAAATCAATTCTCGGCCCGTCTCGGGATGCGTCTGAACGATGGGATGCCGGGCTGATAGCTCCACACCATCGAATGCGCGGGTGTAGCTGAACAGCGCCGTTCGACCATTCTGCTTTAGCCGCTCACGGTCCTCGTATATTTCAGGGCGCTCATACACGTCGTACATATTGACGAAGAGCGTATCGCCGCCTTCGTCCGGTGCCTCTAGCGCATAGAGCGCGGTTGCCTTCAGCGGCGTTGGCATGAACGAACTGTCGGAATGAAACGGGACTGGGCCATCGCCTAGCGCGCCGTCTTCGACGTTACCAACCAGCATCACCTCAGGCCGCTTATCAGGAAGACTGTCCGTGCGCGGCTTGTCCTGGCGGCGTGGAGTGCCAAAGGTCTTGGAGAACTCCACCTGTTGTGTCTCAGTTAAGTCTTGATCGCGGAACACCAGAACAAGGTGTTCGAGCCATGCGTCGTAAAGCGCGACCTGATCCGAAACATCGAGCGGCGGTGATAAATCAATACCGCTGACCTCTGCCGCAAGGCTGTCGTGTAGTGGTTCAATAATCATTGAGTTCGATCAACGCGCTGACAATAGCGGTTAAAGGTGTGTATGCGGCTGGATCAGCCGTAGCAAAATTACTGTCGTATTGTGCCAACCGCGCTAGTTCCTGATCTTTCTGTCGCCCGGTTAAATCGGTACGACGTTCCAGGAAATCCTCATACAGGCACTCGCGGCAGATATGCGAATTGCTACCGTCATGCGGATGGTATTCGTCACACTCTTTCTCACGCAGGTCTCGCAGCGCCGAAGGCAAAGCATCGAGCTGTTCGAACCTGCCGGTGATAACCTCGCCCAAGGGACGCCAGACCTGCGCCATCCACTCAGCGGGGTCGGTCGGGTTCATAAAATCGATAGAGGTTTCGAGCGTCGGATGACCCGCGCAGTACACAGAAACATCACGATTGAACAAACGATTACGAACATCACTCAAACGTACAGGCAGCAAATCAAAGGCCCATTGCTCGCGGCTGTAGCCTCGCACCACAGCATCAGGCTCAACACTGTCCAGTATCTGCTCTTGCTTTTCCCAGCGGGGCAGAATGCGACCCACATTCCACGTTTTCTGAAAACCAATCCTGACAGGCTCGCTTTGCTCTGTTCCCTCCGGCAGCGTCCCGGCCTCCTCCACAAAAGTAAAGTCGCGCACGTTTGTTTTGAGCCATTGCACCATTGCCAGCGCAGCGGTTCGCTTGCGGTCCTGTGACTCGAATATTTCAGTGTGCCGATAGCTGTGGATGTCATGATCGGTCTCGGCAAGATACCGCCACAGGGCATACGTACTGTTGATGCCGCCCGAAAACGGAATGAGAATTTTCACGAAGTTGCTCCATTAAATGTGCCGGACGACCCTGTGGTGGAGACGGTCAGTCCCCCAAAATTCACGGCCTTACCGGCAGCCCCTCCGGCACCGCCTGACCCGGCTCCGACAGAAATTGGACAAGTGTTGCCACCCGGATACCCGCCACTACTACCGGCTGAACCGGCGACCCCGAGACCCCCGGCGCTTCCTGCACTTCCTGCACTTCCATATACGCTGTCGGTCGTCGAGCACTCGCAGCCTTTGCCGCCACAAATTTGTGTTCGCCTCGCTCCGGCACTCCCGCCACCGCCACCGCCGCCGCCGCCCCCTGATGTCGTCCCGTCGTTGTCAACAAGATACGTTCCGGTGCCGCTCGAAATTTCAAAAAGGATGCCGTCTCCCCCGGCAGACCCGGCGGTATTCGTCCCGCCATTAGTACCCGAGAATCCTGTAATCGCTGCGCCTGACGCGACGTTGATGGTCAAATTACTTGCAGCGTTGAGCGCACCTGTGCGGATGGCGGGTGCGGAGCTTGCCGATAAGGTCACGCCGCCCGCGACGTTAACAATAATCGCGGTCGTGTCGGTCGAAGCGTTATATCCAGCAGCTTGAGCCAGCGTCAGGATGTTCTGCTCACTGGCGTTCGACGTTATATTGAGCGTAATCGAATTGATCGCGTGACCGCCCTGAACGGCTGGAATAAACACTAGCTGATCTTCTTGACCGTCAAGTGGCTGAACGATCCAATGACCGTGCAGTAGAAGAAATAATCCTCGCCGTTCACAGTCCCAATCGAGTCTCCATCTGTTAGGGTAAACCCAGAACTGGTCACCGCCCCGGCACTGGCGTTATTGGTTACTTGCACTACCACACTTGATGAATTGCTAGTCGGCGCAAGCGTGAACGCTCCCCCGTTAACGCACTTCTGTAGATTGCCGTTTGCCTCATTCAGCGTCGTGGTGCCAGACGAGATCGTTCCCAAGTCGTGAACCGTGGCCGCAAAGCCAGCCGTCAAAACATCCGCCGTGTCAGCCTTGAGTGTATCCGCATCAAACGCTTGAACGTCTGAGCCAATCGCAACGCCCAGGTTTGTGCGACTTGTACCTTTGTTAGAGAGCGAGTTGAGGTTATCAGACGCCGTGAGAAAACTCGCTGCGTCAACCGCTGCGTCCTGCCATGAGCTACCATTGTAGACCCGTATGACGTTTGACGAGGTGTTGAAATACAGATCGCCAGCATCGAGGCCGGACGTTGGATCGCTCGATGCAGCGCCGTGATACTGCCCTTG